CCAGGGATCCACACTCCACTCCATCTGAAGCTCCAGATCTGATGCGTGGCAGTAACTATCCTTGGGGTCCGTGGTTTCGGAATCTAATTCAACAGGCACCAACTGGCGAGCCTTAAGCTTCGGAGAAGCGTTCACGAAGCGGTGACACATCTGGTTCCAAGTGGGACGTGGCATTTCCTTCATGCGCGCAATTAACTCCGGTGATTTAGGGAGGTCATCAATCAGGTTCTTAATCTGATCAAAGAACTCGCGGTCGTGAAAGAATGCTTCAGCCTGGGCGCTAGCCATAGCAGCAGCAAACTGTTCCTCGGGGCTCACTGACCCAGAGGGGACCGTGTAACATAGCATTTTATAGATGCTCTTCCGATCTAAAGTAGCTACCTTCATACCGGGGAAAGCACTATGGTCGGCGAAACTCCGTTTAAGGAAAGTCACCTCCTGGTGCGGGATATATGGTCGGGACTCAGCTCCCTTGTCTGCCATCGTATAGGTAATTCCGATGTTCTCGAAGACCTTCTGGATAGACGTGTGATTATACTCAGGTTTTTCTGGACTCACTTTCAGATAAACGTCATCACCGAGCGTATTACGACGAACATACTTAAAGAAGTCACGTGCGAGACGCCGGAATTCCTCCTCGCCATCACCTGGCTTGGCATAGATCTCAACGTACGCATACATGTGCAACAAGTTGTTAGCAACACAGTTAAATGGGGTTGTCATCTGCTGACCAGAGGCCTCGCCACCCAACAGTGTGATCAACTCACCAAAAAAGTTGATGGTGGCATTGCTAATATCAGCTAACCAAACGCGGAGTGCCATAATCTCTTCCTCATTATAGTTGCCCGAAGTTTGTGCCATATGCACAAAGACCTTGCTCACACAATTACTAATCAAGAGGTTGAGAACCGATTCAAAGTTCTTAAAGTCACCCGCAATCCAATTGTCTCCAGGCAATTCTTCACATATGCGATATATGTCATCCCACTCTTCAGAGTGTGTGTTAAGGCCGATCGCAACTCCAAAAATGTCCCTACGCCGGATCATCACTCGACATATGCCAAGAGTGCTCATCCGGACGTTTGTAAGCAGTGCCACAGGGCACATATAGATAGAGCGGGCTCGGCCTGCTTCAACCTTCGCCTTAGATAGCAACTCGTCCTTCATAACCGCATCATATACTGCATGGGGGCGAATGCCCTTATAGGCATTCTCACGCATGGTGTCAATCTCCTCATGAACCTCTCCAGCGTAGGCGCGATAGGCATCCCATTCTTCGAATTTTTCAGGTTCAGTTAGAAACTGCAGCTTGGGGCCACGTTTGCCGTGTCCAGCGGAGGTAGTGTATTTCTGTGCGTCGACATTAGGCACTCCAGGAAAACCGTTAACGGCAACCGAGAGAGGAACAGGGTGAATGTCCTCCCAATCTTCATCGTTAAGGTTCAGCACAATGTGCTGGATGTACTGTTTTGTACACGCGCGCATAACTATCTCACGCATACTGTGCGTCGGATGCAAGTAGTTAACGAGCACTGATTGTGGTTGTTGCCAACCTAAGTTACGTGGTGCAGCCATATTATCCTCGATAGGTGGTGAAAACTCATCACCTCGGGAGAAAACGTATGACGCATGTGGCGTGTGGGTGCCCGTAAATTTAGGGCGAGCATTAAAACACTGAAGTTGTCCATGGGTCATCATGTGGCCAGTCTCGTGGTAATCGGTGAAAAGTTTGTCAGTTGGTTTGAGTGAAATCACTTGCACCTGAGCCAATGGGAAAGATGGAGTAGTGACTCCTACAGTCGGGTATTTTTTACTGAAATCAAAATCGTCCACCGACAACATGACCGACCACGCGGTGTTAGTCTCCTTGTGGTAACCCGCGTGAATTCCGGCAATAATACTACCAAGTGGACTGTTGATGATGAGCGGCATGCCGCAGTCGCCCTGTTTGGTGGGTTCCACGGGGTGTGAAGCCCAGGCAACACACGAAACATTTGTCGCTCCATCCATGCCATGTAACAAGCGCTTATGAACTCCAATGGTTTCTTTGCGAACCAGTTCTCCATCCTTCTCCTTCAGGAAATAGACGGAGGACCCAACGCTCTGATAACTCGGCTTGCCAAAAAGATGGCGGATGTCCTTAAACCGGTGAGGCATAGCCCAAGTCTTAACAATAGCAAGATCACGAGACGGATGGCGTGTAACCATTTGTTCGTCAAGTTCAAAAACGAAACTAGGTTGAACCCCACTTTCAGTGTACTTGCCCAACCAAACAGTAACGGTCGAGTTAGGTGGTAATGCGTGATTATTAATCACTAGTGTCTCCGAATCGACTACAAGTACACGAGTTCGTCCAGTACCAGGACCATGTGGGAACTGTCCACGCACAGTAGCAAAGCAACAATTGTGTTTCAATGCCGAATAAGCCTGATCTTCATTGTGTGGTCGTCGAACATCCACATCTAAACGCGTGATGTTGCGTTCCGGGGTGACCCAGACATTCTTCTTTTCAGCTTCACGAGGAATGGGCTTCTTGCCAACAGCAAGAAGATCCATCTGTTCATCGATCTGATCACGGGCGGTACCTTCCAGAGCAAGCGAGGAGGTAACCATATCCTCTGTAGTAATACGGCCACCAACGATATCACGTGCACAAACATCGCAGGATTTGAAATGTTCAACACGATCCTGGGTTTCCCTAATGACCTTCTGAGCAACAGCTATGTTCTTGTTCGCTTCAGCACGGATTCTCTCGCGTTCCTTATCTTCCTCCGATTTAGGCATCATGTACTTGGCGAAGCGGTAAATCAGGGCCAAACCGGCAGCTGCACCAGCAACCATAACAAAAATCCGGACCCATTTGTTCCGTCCGCCAAGCCTAGCATCATGTGCTTTACCTGCAGCACTAAGTGCAACTCGTGGTGACGATTGGGTGGCTTTACACACACACCACGCCACAACCCTCTCGACAAGCGGGATGCTTGCCAAATAGTTGACGCAATTATGGAATGTCCGGTTCTCAAAATAAGCAACGGCAAATGAAACACCTAGTCTCTCATACCACGCGGGCTTACGTGTGTCCATGAGAAACTCACGAACCTCTACGAGCTCAGGATCCTCCAACTTCTCACTATAGAAGGTGATGTACTGGTAACCAGCTTTAATAACATCTCCAAGGGCCCACCCGTCGGCGATGAACTTAGGAGCATGCTCCATAACATAGACGTCGAGAAGGGCATTCTCTTTGTCGTTGATACCGATGCAGTACTTCTTGATTTCTGCCTTCAACCAATCGACTTGTGTCTGCAAGAAGAAACCAGGACGGCCTATCCTAGGTCTAAAGTCCATAAACTCCGAATCAAGCTCACCACTTTGGAGTGAGTTAAACTTACCGTCACTGATGTAGTTGAGCTTATCACGCGCTTCTAGTTGGGAAAACTCGCTAATCATGTTCTCAAGTTCGGACTCAATTTTGTCGCCAACAATCTGATCATGTTCATCGCTCTCAGCATATTCAGGGTTGAACCACTTAGCGACATCTTCACCGGCGAACAACTGGCGAATGTACACCTGGTCGGTGCGATCCTGGTAACGGCGCATCACATCATACCGGAACGACGCGAGAATGCCAACACGCTGCCAGTGTTTACCTGGGTTTGGATAGCTGGTCTGTACATCGTTCTGAATGATAGCGTCAACATTATCATTAAGAATCTCCTTCTCAGAGTCTGAATCACACTGGCAGATGGAGACTGGGAGACGGCAAACACAAAGTTTCTCGGGTCCAATCATCCCAACCGTCTTCATAAGCCGATCCTGTTGAGCGATATGCTTTTCATAAACACCGGTCATGTAGTGCAAAAGCTCGGCATACGTCCCATAAATCTTATGGAGAACGAACTCGCCCTTCATCCCATTGACAACGGAGTGGTAGACCTCAAAGTCCCAAAGTTCCGGATACTGAACGCCTTCAGGCAAGAATTTAGCATCAATGCGGTCTTCTCCCTTAACTCTGAACTGGTCCTTGACTATAGGCACAATACGGACAGCAAAGCGGCGCAAAAACGCCGCAGAACTGTTGAAGTACTGGTCGGCAGCAAGGTCACCGACATTACTAGTGACGGCAACAAACTCCGAAAGGAAGGGGATCTTGCCCTTATCGGGTAGATCTGCCTGTGGAGTGACGAAAGGTATATTGTTAACGGCTGTGATGATGTCACCAATTGAGGGATCGATACCTTGGATCTTGCTCGTTCGGTACTTAGCGGCATCGTCGTACATAACACCAGCGAAGTGAGACTTGTAGCCACTATAGTATTCTTCACCTTCGGTTCGAGTCCACATCTTGGCCTTCTCAGAATCAATGCCGCGAACAGCGCAGTAATGGTTAAAAAGACCGGCAGCAATGAATGACTTGGCAACACCTGCGGTGCCGTAAAGGAACACACAGATGGGGGCACGACGGAAAGAGGCAGACAGCATGGCACACTGATGTCGCTTGAGAATAGACTCCAACTCTAACACTGCATTGTAGAGGATCGAATGTTCTCGCCCCTTCTTAAAGTAGGGCAAGATCTTGCGACCCCGCTCAATACAAGTGTTGAGATCAGAAATGTATTCTGGCAAGGCAATACCCGTAACTTGTGGTGTATTCATGAACTCAGAGTTCTTCCGCAATCGTGATGCCTCGTCGAGCCAATCAGTGAGGACCATATCATCAACAAAGAAACAATCAATGTTACCAGACATGAGAGCTTGCCGACCGGCCTTACAGAGGAATAGAACAAGCCCTGTAACAGCATCAAGGAAGCTGACTACACTCCAGACAGTGGGCCGGATGACCTTCTTCTCGAGTTTCTCAAAGAGACCCGTATCAAAGTCGATGCCCATCTTGGCATAGAGCGCATGTGCAACGACATGGTTAAAAACCTTAGCAATCTTATCGCCAAGGGCGGACTTAACCACGCGCTTGGTATTTGTATAAAGGCCATCGAGCACATCAACCCATCCAAAACCGCTCTGAAAAAAAGGCAGATAATCTTTGATTTCAGCCACCAGAGTATCAAAAAGGCGGAGTGTGCTCCCGGTGACAGACCTACCGGCAATGGCGTGGTAGAATGAGCAGATAGCAACGCTAAGAGAAGCGGAGGTCTGGGCGTTCCGGATTTGGTAATACAAAGCCAAACAGGCTTCAATCACCATGACGAACTGGTCTGTCTGTTCGTCGTACAACATCTGACCCAACATTGATGTGTGGTCAGTCTTTTCTCCAAGAACCGCACACTTCGCTACGAGTGCGGCAGTGGCCATAGTGTTCAAGAGAACAGTTGGCTGATAGAGTGGACCGATGAGGAATGGTGACTTCATTATGGAAGCTAATATCGTGTAGGTCGTATGTCGTATCTGATTCTTAGAAGGGTGTTTGATCTAGGACCCAACCCTATATCCTGATTTGTCTACTGTGGATTGTAGCTGGCGGTGCTTTCAACATGCCAGGGTGCTAAGTGCGCTAAGAGAATTGTACTAAATAGAGGAGCAAAGTGAATAATGGAAATCTCACGCCACGCAAATGTGGTGAAAATTCGTTGTCTAATCTAATCCGGTCATGACTCCGGGGAATTATCGGTACCAAACCAAAATTCTTAAATTGCTCCGGGCTAAACGCCCATTACTCTAAATTTCCAAATAGCTCTAGTACGCAATAGGCGTATAGGAAGAGATGTTCGATTTTATAGGATTGACAAATATTTTTAAGTTTTAATGGCACAATAGTGCGTCTCTTTAGATTTTTAAGTTTTGTCTAGCAAATCCTCCTGTGAATATATAAAACAAATTCGCAAAGCGAAGTGACTCATAAAG